GTTTGTCTCTTTGTTAGAGTGACGATTACCGTGACGTCAGTCAGCAACCCAAGATTTGTCTTCTGGCGATCAAGCTATGTTTCTATCGGGCTATCAGTAGTTGGTTGTGTGTCGGTCGGTTCTTGTTGGTTTTTTGTTAACACTCTTCTCGACTGAGCTGTACTCACGACCTGGTTAGACTCCATTCCGACACCAATATCCTCTTCTCATCTCTTGTAAGCCCTCGTCTTCCCACTCGTGCTCGCCTCAGTGACAAAGATGAGGATAGTTCAAGGTAGTGGATTTCAGCGTCTAACTGGGACGGAGTGAGGATCTGGGGAAAGGGGGCTAGAGGAGGATCGCTGTGGTGAGATAGGCTTTCTACAGGACATAGCCTCGCCCCAGAACTGTTGCCCGCTACGATCTCATAGCTGGGATGTACAGGGGACTTCCACCACACAGTTGTTCGATCTCCACAGCTGCATATCGCAGAACTAGTCCGAGCTATTGACGGCGAGCTGATTCGGACTAATACAAGACAACCAGGCCTTTTGTTGCTGATGTAATCTCGTGCTTGTATTCTCTCCCTCTCCGGCACACTGTCTACGTCTATTATGACTGTGTCCAAGCTACAGATAGAATCAACGATAAGATCAAGGGAACTTTGATTAGTGATGTCTAATGTTTCACTCCATGACAACGGACTTAGCTTGGAAATTGGACTCTTTCCTCTGGTTGGGGGACTGGTCATCTCTTGTCCGCGTCGAAGTGTGCTATCGTTGGTATCATAATAGACCCGTTGGGCACTGGGATGTAGCACTGGGTCTATTGTGGCATCTCCTGCTCCTATTATGTGATATTTTGTGTTAGGTCTGGTTACAAACCTCAATGGCAGCCAGTTGTAGAACCCTGCCCCCAGGTACTGGATGGGCCTGGCGGTCCACCCAGACACTAACTCCTTCCACGTCAAGACGACGTTGTCAGTGTCCAAGCTGAGCGGCTTTCCCCCTGGGGAACAACACCCTGGGTGTTGGATGAGCTGCTCTATGTAACAGATAACTGACTCTTGGTTGAATAGTTCCTGTAGTTCATCTGCGTTAGTGGTCCGGTCTTGAACGGTTCGGAGCAGTCTAAGAGTCTCGGTGGGGTGAGAGCTTGATCTCGACATGTAACGAGTGAGTGCACTCACACGGTCAACCGCTATCCAGAACCTCCTCTGTAAGTCCCACTCGTCTACTGCGAGGAGCGAAGTCTGTCTCATGATATCGGATAGTGCCTTGGCAGACTTCAGTCCAGCCTGGGACCCCTCAATGTTAAGTCCTGTAATCAGCCGGTTAAACAGTACTCGAACCGACTTACCTATAGACTCGGGCTCAGAAGGGAACACAATGACCCTAGGATTAGCTCCTAGCTCTTTCCACCTCTGAAGGCATAGTGATGTTAGCCTGGTAGCCCCACTTATCCCTTGGAGTGGTCCAACCAGCCGGTGGTTTGTCGGGACTACTTTGTTGTACGTTGACAGGAGGGCTGGCGAAAACCCGAGCAGCATCTCGGTGACAACATCTGCATACCTTGTCTCCCACGTCTCCTGGTCTTCTCTGTACCCTCTACCCAACTTGATCATATCCATCACACCGCTAGTCACCCCGTCTATAAATTCACTGTCTGTGATTTTATACAACTCTGGTAAATCGATGATACTATCAGGTGTCTCCTCTGCCCATGACACCCCCCCTAGTTGAACTGGACGGGGGGTGGTCCTAACTCGTTGGCGCACCAGGTACCGAATACATTCGATTATTGACAACTCTTTCTGCTCAACTAGACCTTGCTCTACCCTCGCCCTAATCCTGTCCTTGGACCTTGTTGATCTTCCCGGGATTGATATAGTCGCCCCGACTAGATAAGGTGATTGTGAGTTCACTCGGATAGAGAGGTGTTGCGTATTGTCGACAGTGAGGGGCTCATCAACTACTGGACGCAGCAGGTTCGAGCTCAACCTAATGTAGCATAGATATACTCCTCTTCCCACTCCAGTCCACGTGCATATCACTAGTGAGATCAAAGTGAGGTATACCGCTTGTACCATAACAGGGTAGTCTCTTTCCCCTAATTCACCCATTAGATTAGATGATAGGACTATATGGCTTGAGGCATTAGGGTGGCATCCAAGGTATGCACCTGATTGGGCATCTGTCATATTGTACCGGTGGCCGGCGGTTCCTCCAATAACAGGATCAATGTAAGGCTCTAGTTGGTCTACATCAAAGGCAACTCTGGATTGTGCAAGATCGGTCAAGATGTCCCACAGTGTTGACCCTGGTTGAACAAGCCAGTTCCTAATCCCAAGGATCTTAAGAGCATCTCGTACAGGAGGGCTGGACTCCATCAGTTGTTCTCCTTTGTAAGCAGTTTTAACTTGAGTGGACGAACCAAGGTAGGGTGCGACAGAACCTCTAGTACGGATTAGGTCAAGTTCGCTCCTATTAACTGCCGCCACTACAAGACCATGTTCGGTTGTATCCTTGACTGTCGTTGAGGAAAAACGTCCGAGGTCAAAAGCGTGCGCTGTTGTTAGACCTTTCAACTCGCCACAGCCCCATTTCTCCCTTAAGGACTCCGCCTCCATATAGCTTAGATTTGGCTCCCAGTCAGGTCCGCTAGGCACTGCCGATTTAATAGATGTCTTAAGTGAACACAATACCCACTTTATCATGTTCCAATCAGCCGCAATAGATATTGCTTGTACATCCACTCCACTCATTCGAGCAAGAACCAGCAGGGTCCGGGTAGTCGTAAAGGTTCTAGCGAACTTCTCAACTACGCCGGGAGGGGACATGTTGTATAAGTCATGGATTACCTTAGGGTAGAATGGAGATATTTTAGGAAGCCAACCTAAGATGCTCTCCCTTGACACCTGATCACCACTGTGTAACATACCCCTAATATCACGGTTGCGGGTTATGTCTAGCAGGTTCTCCTTAACAGCATTGGCTGCCTTCAACTTGGGATTTGCTGGTCGATTCAGTGGGATGGAATAGGGATCTAGGATCAACATGTCGATGTTCGGATCCTGAGATATCCAGGGGGAGTTGTGGGATAGAAGGGTCGATCTCCAGCCTGCAATTACTCTGTCTTTGTCTATCAACTTGGTCCAGCACAATGCACTTGTCAGGGGATCAGGAATCCCCCTGTGCATAAATTCCAACCACGACCCGACTCCGAACCCTCCTATCTCCAAGGGAATAGCAGATAGCACTGTGCAAACAGTGGCCTTCTGGGTTACTCTCAGGTCCTTGTATTTCAGTTGTTCTCCTATCTTGTCCCCATGTAACAAGGACGACGTCATCTCGTGGTGGAGCAGAATCACCTGGAGAGCAACCGTTGTCCAGTAGGCTGAGAGCGGCTCTATTGACTTTTCTGCTACCGATAGACCTCCTGCAGTTAAGCCTGAAATCATTTCACTCAGGGAAGGACACTCGTCTGTCGTTGTGGGAAACAACCTAGTTACAGCCTTCATAGACGTGGATAGACATCTACCATTAACCCACATGTCTTTGCTATAAGACATGTACGCGGTGGATTGAATACACTCCTCCTCTTTGATAGTTTGACCAACCTTCTTGCACATCCGTGCTAGTCTCGACTTGACGTCTTTGACAAGTTTCCGTGTAAAGGAGTTGTGTTCTGTGTCTGGTAACTCGTTCGGAAACCGCACAGTGATTGTCACAACCTGATTATCGCCCTGTCCTGACAACTGATAGTCAATTCCTAGGTCCCAGAGTGCCCAGTGGATCATGGCAAATGTCGATCCTGTCCACAGCTTTTGGTTGATCCCCTCAAAGCCTCCTTTGTGACCATACCACAAAAGTTCTGACTCAGGAGGGCACGTCAGGTTCTCGTTGGTGAGTCCGTCGGGAGGCATTCCTTCAACCTTAACGTTAATCATCGACTCCTCAAAGAACTCATGTATGTAAGTGAATGTCCCTGTCTCGCCAAATATTTGGTCTTGCCTTGATCCTATGGGGGCAACAGTGCAACTCTCCCATCCGAGATTCCATGACTCAAAGTCTATTTCAATGTGCACCTTCTGTGTCAAGGAGCCAGGGTTGGACAGACCAAAGAATCTCCTCACAATCTCTAGTTTTGACAACGTCATAGTCTGCTCCCCTATTTCTGGGAAAATGTGGTCTGCAATATTATGTTCCAAGGCGACAAAGAACGTTCTCATCTCCAGTACCATCATCGCAAACATCCTAGGGTCAATTTTCATCTCCCGTTCCTTCGGTGTTATGGTCACTATCTTCCAATCCCAGGGAACGACCCTTCTCTGGACAGTCCTTACAATGGACTCTAGATTGAAGTACTCAGTCTTTAGTAGCTCCACTAGAACACGCCTGCTGGTGCTCGGCCTTGGGCCTTTGTAACCAATCTCTCTGGCCCAGGCGTTCGCAAACTCGCCCCTGAGGTAAGAGAGTGACTTATCGGAGATTAAAGAAAGTAAGTCAGCTCCAAAGTCAAAGCTTTTGTGAGGTAGGAAGACGCAGTTATCCCAATCTGTAGCGGGATACATGCTTAAACCTAAGGGCAAGTTCTGGAAGTCGGCATCCCTCAACAGTTCTAGCGCACACGGCGGCTCCCCTTCTCTCCTTAAGAACTGTAATGGAGGCCACGAGAGATGGTTTTGAATATATCCTCTAAGATATACATGACAGAAGCTGCGATCCAGCCCCAGGCAGTCCTCGTGTTTGATTGGCTGGTGATGTTTGCCTTTCTCCTTTGACTTTAGTCCGCCTCCTCGGACGTCCACCTGAGGGTGACCCGCCATCTTCATTAAGCAGAATATCTCACTAACCCGGTCAACATCGTGGATGGACTGCAAGTGGTGGTGGAGCTGATCTGTGAGATTAGTATTCCCTGCGCTCTCAGCCTCTCTCCTTTCCATCTTTCCTAGCATTTCGTTGTAGACCTCGTTACGATCAAGGACAGTTTCAACGATCTGAATGATCCTCCCCTTTGCAACACTCTCAATCCCTTTGATCACCTCGTACCCCTTGTTACCACAATTAACGAGGACCTTACCTGTCCAATCCTCCCAGAACCTGAGATCTTCCGGCTTAATGAATGATATGGCAGGGTTCAAATCAAGGTGAATGTGAGCGGCGAGATACGAGTGGGTGATATCCTTGATCATGAGAACCATGTCGTTGGTTAACACCACGTGTCCGACGTCGCAAAGAGGGAGCACCACGAAGTGTCTATTAACATAAGCTCGACTCGTCGTGACCCAAGAGTCTCTCCCTCGTCGCTCCATCCCCACTTGCTTCACTACTATGTCCCTCCAGAAACATGACCTATAATACCATTGTACAGTGTCGTCGGACCACTGGAAGGGGTTAGGAGGAAACGACTCAGTCACTTTGCTGGTCAGTAACTGATCCATTCTTCCTGTTATTCCTTCCGAGAGACAGTCAGATAAGTGCATAAGTGACAGATGAGCGATGTCGAGACCCTCTCGTGTTACATCTCCTCGCAGTTTCCAGAGTTTTGGATTTAAGTGTGACGTCGGGATGCACACTGATGCCGGGTGTTGGGGGTACGACAGTAGGGCTCTCGCCTGGCCACACTTCCCAACAGAGATACCGTTATACTCCTCACAAAACGATATAGTTGGACCGACGAGGATCGGGTTGGATAACACGGTCTCCGGTATGCCCATGATTAGACGTTAGAATTAACAAAGGTTGACTTCTTTCTTGTGCTGTGTGTTGTCTCAAAGCAAAAACTTGTAAGGTTTTTCTTAACGTGTTTAGTCTCTCGTGTTGTAAGCGAAGGTACCAAAACTGATAATCGTATTGAGCTATGCACGTGAGGTCGATTACCTGCAGAATGTTGCAGTGAGCTCTGCTCCTACTCTGACGTCTGAGAGGCCTGGGGGGACTGTATGGACAAGGCCAACTGTCCAACTACGTCTGCCAGCTTGCTGACCTCTTCTGCAAGTCTTACAACTTCTAGTTCTAGTCTCTGGACTCTTACGTCAGTGATACTAGGCGCTCTTCTAGTAACCAGCCGACCATACTGAGAAGACGTTATTGATCCTATTGAACCAAGCTCAGAAACAAGATCATCGATTTCTGCGTCTACCTTGTCGATCTCTCGTAGAGCACTCAAGCGCTCGCTTCTTGACTTACGTACTGCTCGTCTTTCTCGAACCCACTCTGCAAAAGGCTTCACCATGGTAAGGAGTGTTGGATGTAATCGTAGTGGCAATTGCTTGTCAGGTGTTTTGTCTCGGTTTTTCTTAAAAGGACAACAACCGAGTACTAGTTAGCGAGAAACACACCGGTGTGACCATTGGTGTTAATTGAAAACACGGTTAGCCACTTCCTCACCTTCCTACTAGGACACCGAGTGCTTGTGCCTAAATATGCTCTTAAGAGTGGTAGTTAGGCCACTTGATCTATGGGTCTGCTTCGTTGAGGGAGCACTCGTCTGTCGTTGTGGAAAACAACCTAGTTACAGCCTTCATAGACGTGGATAGACATCTACTATTAACCCACGTGTCTTTGCTATAAGACATGTACGCGGTGGAGTGAATACACTCCCTCCCCTTTGATCGTTTGACCAACCTTCTTGCCCACCCGTGCTGGTCTCGACTTAACGTCTTTGACAAGTTTCCGTGTAAAGGAATTGTGCTCTGTGTTGGATGTAATCATAGTGGCAATTGCTTGTCAGGTGTTTTGTCTCGGTTTTTCTTAAAAGGACAACAACTGGGCACTAGTTAGCGAGAAACAAGCCGGTGTGACCATCAGTGTTAATTGAAAACATGGTTAGCCACTTCCTCACAATCCTACCAGGACACCGAGTGCTTGTGCCTAAATATGCTCTTAAGAGTGGTAGTTAGGCCACTTGACCTGTGAGTCTGCTTCGTTGAGGGAGACATGAGTAACAGTTGTAGTGACTGGTGTAGACACAGTCCAGGTGAGCTTTCGTGGGCACGAGCTTTTCCCTTGACAACGGATTCGTCATCCGTTGAGAGCGATTGTACGTCGATCCAGTACACACCAATCCCTAGTCCGTTGACTACGTACTCAGGTGGATGAGCGACAAGGGATGTTCTGATGTTTTCTCCTATCTTCGTATCGTGGCACATTCGAATGAAAGATACTTCGGCAGGTAGGTAGTGTTTTAAGAGGAGGCGGATTTCCTCTGTCAAGGCTTGCCCTAGGTCTAGACAGATCATCCCGGGGTGTATCTTCTTTAACTCCTCGATGGCCCTAGCGTACTGAGGGTGCAAGAATTGAACTGTGGTTAGGATGGCAAGAAAGTCGCCTCTCTCCATTGACTTCACTTCCGGGGGTGCGTCGTACAGATTTCTCTCGATGGACCGGCAAGTGTCTACAACTGCGTTCAAAGTTTCACTCACGTGGATAGAAGGATGAGGAATATAGCTCATGGTCACGGCTATATGCTGATCAAAAAAACCAGGTGTGGTCGAGAGTGATTATAGAGGTTAGTCTCAGTTTTTCTTAACCTTGTTGCAGGCTGGAGGTCTAGTGCAGCTCGTCCTAATTACACTCTCGGTTCCCTCTTAATCTCACACTGTGACTAGATATCTCCCATGCTAAGTCAAACATACTCTCAACCAGCTTAGAACTCGGGTTCTCAAGGAGTTCTGTCTCTCTGTCTTGGAGAGCAGTCACAAGGTCGGGCGACCCTCTCCTTGTGACCAAGGGCACAAACTCTTTAAGACTAAGCACATAAGAGCCTGCTACTTTGTAGGGAAGTTTTCTCGCGAGGTGAACAGATGGGACTAGCAACACTACACATGTCTCTGGAATGTTTAAGGTGATTTCCTTGATCCAGTACTTGTCCAGACACTCCCAGTTCCCGCTTAATCTAGCTTGTCTTCTGAGACCCCTGAGCTCAATTTTTGAGGTCACCAACTCTCCAGCGTCTACGACGCCGGGCATAGATTCGTGGAAGGTTGTCTTGCCGTGGCATGTCGGCAGAACAATGGATTGCACTTCCTTCTCATCCATATTAGAAACAGCTTGGGATGTTTCACTTGTATTGTAGAGGTGCACGGCTTGCTCCGTCACGTGTGTTTTGTCTCAGGTTTTTGTTAACACGTGGGGCTTCTCCCTTGCCCGGTGTTGTCTAATCACCTTGCTTTCTCAATTTAGCCACGACAGTCCCCTCGTTCCAGTGTTGGCGTAGGTACTCCAGCTCACTAGGTTCCATTCCAGTTATCTCAGGCGGACTCTTCCACACTCCCTCGGTAGAGGCAGCAATCTCAAGTAGTTTCATACGGCAAATCTTGGTGGTAGGAGGAGTTGAGCCTGGGAGAAAGTAGGTAGACAGTGAGGACTTAGACGACTGAAACGTTGCTCGCTGAGGAGGACGCGTCTCCACACCAAGCTTTAACACAGATGGAACTCCTAGGAATTCCACCTTCCGGGTTAAAGACTCTATGTTGTTCGATATCTCCATCATCCCTGCTTCTACATATCCGGCTAGATGTTGTTGATACTTGATGATTCCTTTAAGAACTACACGAAGTTCCTGGTCGGTCATAGCCTCGGTCTCCACCGACAGAATCGACTCAGCCTCGTCCATGTCGGGCCAGTCTTCTTGCTCTCTCCCTACGTAGTTCTTCCCTTCCAGGTTCATCTGTGAAGAGGCGACGTCCTCGTAACTCGGTCTGGAAAATTTGTCCTTGTTGGTTCCGCCCTGGGTGTTTCGCACCCCTGCCTTTCCCCGACTAGCCTTCCCTTTGTCCTTAACACCGGTCTGTGTCAACTCAACATCCAGCTCCTCTAGGAAGGCCAATGCACCTTCTGGATTGACAACAGGATCCATAGGTTTGGCACAAAGATTCTGTATCCTGTCGTGGATTTCGGAGCTAAGTGCAAGTAGAAAGTAGTTCCGTTTGGTCAAGGTAAGTGTGTGTTTTGTCTCGGGTTTTTGTTAACAAGGAGCGAGCGTGAGGTCTTTGGGACTAAACGGAACTCTGGCGACTCGCTCTCCAGTACCGGAGAGCTTCCAGCTTTCCTTCCCCTTGACGGAGATCGTCGTACAGCTTAGGGTGGGCTAGCTTGACACCCTCGTCCCCGTCTGCCTGGTAGACAGCGTCCAGGTTCACCAGGACAGCAAAGACCCAAGTGACCCCTCTTTCGAACAGAACCTCCCAGCGATACTGGAACACATAGTCAACGTGCCTCTGGCCAACGTTTGGACTAGCGTATGTGGCAATATGGGTGATAATGTCACGCATGTCGTTACCAATCAACATGTCACTGTGGACATAAGCTTGAGCAGGAGGATCGGGAATTGGTGTAGCCATGATGTACGTATGGAGGTAAGTAGAGAAGTCAGTGTTAGCCTGCACTGACATTATCAGGCATAAGATGGTAGAGTAGTCAAAGTTGCAGGTTAGGGGTACCTATGGTGTATGTTTGGTCTCGGTTTTTCTTAACACTAGTTGGTAAATCAGGCAAACACAAGCAAGACAGACTAGTGAAAGCCACAAGCTCACTGAACCGTTGATGCTCCGGTACCCGGTGTCAAGACAGTAGCCTCCGATATCTTGGGTAAGGGAACATCAGGGACCTCGAGTACACTGGCAAGGGTATCAACCCCCTTCTGCATGGAGAAGCTGGCCTGATACTGCCTCACCTCAGTCACCAGCTCAGTGTACTGACCTTTGCCACCTGCATAGTTCTTTAGAGACTCTTCAATGTCAGACTTCAAAGACACTGCAACCGCCACTAGGGGTTTCATCTTTGACGACGGGAAGTAGAGGTTTTGGTTCGTCTCGATGAGCCGGATGTAGCCACGAATCCCTTGGGGAACCTGCGAGAACCGTCTAAGTTCGTTAATGTATTCCTTGATTGATGGACGTAGACTGGGGACCTTGACTAACCAGGGGTGTGCTTCCAACACGTCCTGGACTGCCCCGACGTGGGTCATTTGTGCACCATCCAGCATCTGCATAGAAATCATCATCAAGCTCATTTCAGGTGATTTGTGATCAGGCTGCCTATAGATCGACAAGAACACCTTGATAATGATTGCACGAACCTCGGTGAACACGTTGAACGCCGTGTAGACTTGCCCAAGGGAAGTGATGGAGGGTCCATCGGGGGTCCCTGGGGCAGACACAAATGACTCATCAGACATCCCCAGCTGTCCTTTGAGAGCTCTCGGACGGTTCACTATCGCCCCCGTCTCATTTTCAGATGTAAACTCCTTCCCTAACGAAAACAACACCATTGAAGCACCTGCGTACGCGTTCTTGGGATCACCGTTAGAGATACCCACGTCGGTAGGAGTAGCGGGGAACAACGGGAATCCATCAGGTAACTTGAAATCCTTCGCTTTGTCTTCCACCCCCACCGCTTGCATATACACAGACTTGGTGACAGCCGAGTTGACAATGGTCAGAGACCTCGCCTTGACCAGCTCGTTCGCAACAGCAGGCTGTGCCAAGTTCAGCAAGTTAGACACGAGCGCAACAGCCTGCTCCTGTGTCTTGAAGCCCTCCCTCATCGTGGACAACATAGCAGACATCACATACGCCCTTTCCTGCGGAGTGAAATCAACCGGAGCAACAGAAAACACCCGAAACCCACTTGAAGGTCGAAGAGTGATTGATGGAAGTGCATACGCCATTGCCGGTGACCGAGTAATAGCTTGATAGATTGATAGATTGATAGGATGAATCCAACTGGTAATGAAATAAGTGAGTTTGGTCTCATCGTCACTATAACAAAGAGACAAAT